GTACCTACTGGGTATAATTGACCAGCACCGTTTATTTTAGATTTAACTGGATTAATAGTGTAACCAGCGATATCCATAAGAGCCGCAGCAAGACCTCCGTTAGTTACTGCGAATTGAGCAGGACCAACACGACCTTCTGTCGCAATGAAGTTAGAAGCGTGTGCTAACTTAGTGATAAGTTTTCTTTGAACAGCGTGAGTTGTTTCACCACCGATACCACCATTGATTGTAACATAAGCAGTATTTAAGTCAAAGATTGTAGAAGCTGTTGTACCAACAGTTGTTACACCTAATCCAGCTTGAAGTGGAGCAGTTTGTCTGTTTGTATTACCAAGTTCGAAAATTTTAGCAACAATTTGTTTAGAAATTGTTTGAGATAATTCATTAACAAGGATAGATTCCATTTTTTGAACGATATCCATACCTGTATTAGCCTTAATATCTTCAATTTCAGTTCTTCTCAATGCAGTTGATACTTCAATAGTACCTACAGCGATTGATTTAGATGAAATCTTAGGACCGATAACACCAGCATAAGTTGCATCATCAGTTGCACGACTCATTGGATAATCACCAGAAGCTGAAGAAGCTGCCCAGTTTGCAGAGAACCCTGGAAGGTGATCTTCAAGAGCTGATACTAAATCGATAGTTGAAGCAGATGCTATAATTGTACCAATATAGTTCAATTGTGAAGTGATACTACCAGTTGTTGCAAAAGTGTTTAAAGCATTATCAAAAGCATAAGGATATCCAGTGGATGTTCCTTGTACTTGTGAGTTTGGCTGTCTGTAAGCCTTGAACATTGGATTACCATCAATACGAGAGAATCCGAGAAATTCCAAAACTCCTGCCTTAGATCCATTATCAACAGCTGTAACATTCGTAGTTAATGAACCAGGAACACCAGCAGTACAAGAACCAGTAGCAAATACTCTAACATTTGCAAGTCCACCTTGAGTTAAAGTACCACTATTAGCACTTACAAAAGATGAAAGTGTTGCAACGATAGCAGTCAAATTGGCATTTGCTGTAATTTTGAAAACTTGTGGCCTTCCGAATTCACCTGAAGCTGTGTTAGTATCATCATATTGAAAATCAATATAAAGTAAGTCGATTTTTGGACCTGGAGTAGGTTTTACAGCTACTAAATCTAAACCGATTGTTTGAGCTGCGATTTTCATTGCTACTGGAAGTAAGTTTTGACCAAGGTCTCCTGAACCGATAGAAGCACCACCGGTTAGTGCACCAGCACCGAATCCCTGTCCACCTGCGCCTAAAAGACCAGGAAAAGAGGAAGGTTGAGGAGCTGAAACAGCACCCATACCTGCAATAGCTACGTTAGCGTAAGCGTTCTCATTGATTGAGTGGAACTCAGCATATTCTGCTAACCATTCAACTTTATCACCAGTAACACCCATGTTCTCCAATACTGGAGCCCACTTCTTAACCGCTTTTTGTTTGTCTATTCTAATGTGTGACATAATTTTTTTAATTTTTTTAGTTTTTATCTCTTTAGCCCGAGATTAAAGGTTTTTGAATCTTTCCATAATAGCTCCTAATTCTTTGTCAGATAATTTATCTTCCTGAATTAACGCTTCATGTGAAACTAATTTCTTAGTAACAGATTCATTCTTTTTAAGATTTCTAGTCATCCAGAAATGTTCTAACTGAGATTCAGTTTTCATAACATCAGATGGGTAAAGTCTAGCCTGTGAAAGGATAGATTTTCTAGCACTCTCATTAAGTTGGTTCCAGATTGGCTTGATGTTTTCAGGCATCAATCTGATTACTCTTTCTTCAAGAGTTTCGTTTTTAGCACTCAAGGCCTCAGAGATTAACTTCAATACATCAGATGTAGTGAAGAAACTTTTTTCGTTTATGTAAAGTTTAACAGTTTCTTGTTCTTCGTTTGTAAGATTGTAGAAACTATCAACCTGAGATTTGTTTAAAAACTTTAAAAAATGTAGATCGGATGTTTCAGTAGCTTTACGTTTTTTAGCTTCTTCGATCAATTTATCAATAGATTGTGATAATTCAGTATCAGACTCTCCAGAAACTTCATAAGATTCTTCTTCTTGAGTTTCTTCCTCATCTTCTTCGTGAGCCATTGGACCACAAAATTCTTCTTCAGGAGTTTCTTCATGAGATGGAGCTTCCATTTCATCATTCCAAGATTTTTCTTCTTCTTCCTCTTCTTCTACAGCTTCAAAACCTGCAGCTTTTAAAGTAGGGAAAGTTTCTGATTCACCATAAGATTCTAATAGTTTTCCACTATTCAATCTTTCAGCGATAAGTCCAGAGTATGAAATAGATTTGTCTAAGTTTTCTGCGATATATTCCGAGTAAGCGATGTTATCATCAAGATTCTCAGCGATATATTCAGAGTATGCAATATTACCTTCTACGTGTTCAGCAAGATACTCAGAGTAAGCAATAGAGTTATCTAAGTGTTCTGCTAAATATTCTCCGTAAGAGATAGATTTGTCAAGATTTTCTGCGATATATTCAGCATATGCAATGTTCTTGTCAAGATTCTCTGCTAAATATTCAGAGTAAGCAATATTCTTGTCAAGGTTTTCAGCTAAATACTCACCATAAGAGATTGATTTATCAAGGTTCTCAGCGATATATTCAGCATAAGAAATGTTCTTGTCAAGGTTTTCAGCGATATACTCAGAGTATTCGATGTTTTTATCAAGATTCTCAGCGATATACTCAGAATAATTGATAGCCTTTTCAAGATTTTCAGCTAAATAATCATTGTGTTTGATAAGTTTCTCAGTAGTAGATTTAAGAGAAGTATTCTCATTAACTACAACTTGTACTTTTTCTGCTAAGTAATCAAGATACTTAACAATTTGTGAGTTATTTTTATTTAAATCTTCATAATATTCAAGAAGTTGTTCTAACTTCTTAGGATTTAAGTTACCTTTAGAAAGAGCCGATGTTACAGTCTTCTTTGTAGAAGCCAACTCATTTACTAAGTATTTTGAGTAATCGGTCAATTGTTTTTTCGTTACGAAATCGTTAGCGTTCATGTTAAATAGTTCGTTAATTTTTGATTCATCAGACATCTCGTAAATTCTAAAGTTTGACTTCGGATTTTTATAACCTAAAGATTCGTTAAGAGTCTTTACAGTCATTTTGGCAGAAGAAAAACCAGGATCTGCTACGATATCATATGTGAATAATTTTTTCAATGTAACCGTTCCATCAGCCTCTGTAACACCAGCAGCACGAGAAGAAACGAAAATAGGACAACCATCGTTGACCAAAGCTTTAGCTTCTTTTCCCCAGTATGTGTTGAGAAGTCTAATTTCACCTTCTATTCTGTTACTTTCTTTAACAAAAGAAGCACTTCTCACAATGTGAGATGCTCTTGAAAGAGAAGTGTCGAAAACATCGGGATGGTCGAATTCACCATAAACAACACCAAGATTTGTAATCCTTTCGTTTAATTCATTTAAACAAGGAATAAATCTATCGGCTGTGTAAACTCTTTCGTTCCTATTTTTAATATCGAACTCAGTGAAAATACCACCCAATATGAATTGATCCTTCTGACTGTTATTCTCATTAAGTGATAACGAGTTAGTTGAGTTTTCTACAATTAGTACTGATTTCATGAAATTGTTGTCTTTATTTTGATAGTATATAGAAACTAAAAAAACCGAGAAAAATTAAAGGTGGATTTTTTATAGAAAGTTGGAATTTCCGATATGGATTTGGTTTATAGAAATTCTTCAATTCGAAGGAGGAAATGCTTAATTTGATAAAAGAATTCACAAATCCAATTTCAAAAAATCAATCACTGGAATTTCTGAATCAAATTTAGAATTTCCGAAAATTTGGGGATTGTGGCAAAATCAAATGAGAATTTTTAGACATTTAGATTTTCGGAGGAATATACTCACCTTAGATATATACTTTAAAATTTAGTGGTTTTTTATGATACTCACAAGAGAAATAAAGGTAAAGGTAAGTGAATCGAATTATCAATATTTTGATGATTTAGGATATGAGTTTTCTATTGGTGATGAAATAAATATTCCAGTAGAATTATTATCAAAAGGCTCACATCATAAAATACTTTGTAAGTGTGATACCTGTGGTGTAGAAAAAGAAGTAATTTTCAAAAATTACGTTAAATATGATAACAAATGGGGATTCTACTATTGTAGAAAATGCTCTGAAGTTAAAAGAAAAGAAACTTTAAAAGAGAACCATGGAGTTGAATATCCAATTCAAAATAAAAAAATCTATCAAAAAATGAAACAAACCATATCAGAAAGAAAAAAATAGATATGGAATTGAAGATAGATTTACACTCAGAAATTAATAATATTCAAAACTTTAAATCTTTATTAGAAAGATATAAAGACTACAATTCATGTATTCGAGATATTAAAATAAGTACTTTATTAGGAGATAAATGTCTTTTTGAAATTGAAGATATAAATCCGCCACTCCTTTGTGATTTCTCGGACGGAACCGGAACTTTAACTTCACTATCCACATCAGCCATATCAATTAATAAATTATCATTCAAGATAAATACTGATTTATCTGTTTTAGAATTAAAAGTAGATTATAAAATACTTGATACTAAAATGGGTAAATTAGTTACTGAACTTCAGAGTTTAGGTATAAAACTTGATATTTTCCCAAAAGTATTAAAAATGGGTTTAGACAACTCACTACAAGTTGTAGGATTTTATATTGATAATGAGAATGTTACGACCTATCTAAGAGCTTAGAATTCAAACTCAGCTCCACCAGCTTCTCCTCCTCCAGTTTCACCACCTTCTGTCCCACCAGTCGGTGCTTCAGGTGTAGATTGAGCACCTGCCTCAGGTGTTGCTTGAGCACCACCACCTTCTCCACCACCTTCTCCAACACCTTCTCCACCACCTTCTGCACCAGTCTCACCTCCGGCAGCGGCTCCTGCACCAGCACCATCTTTCATCCAGTATCTTTTATTTTCTTCTTTTTCCTCTGGTGTTAATTTTAGTACATGGTCTATTAGATATTCAATATGGAAATAAGGTTGGCCATCAGCTTTTTGAATGCCATTCAAAGTTCCAAGAATTTCAGCCTTCTTAGAAAGATTTCCCAATTTTTTCCATTCTTCAAATAATTGATTAGAAAGAAATTGAACGTCAACTTCATTCATAAACCTTTCATCATCTTTAAGTTCTGGAAACTCAACCAACATTTGTAATTTCAAAGGTTTTACTATTAACTCCTTAAAATTGGAACGTAAACGCATAACAAAATTACCGAACTTTGCCTCATCACGAGTAATTTCAGCAGCATCACTAAATGCGTTACCTCCTCCATTTTCATCAGATTGAAAACGTTGCATTGGTATCTTTGAGGCTCTCTTCAAAATATTGAAAAACCACTTTAATATATCATCCTCATTTAAGTTATGGCCTGCCCCCGCATTCATTATTTCCATGTTTGGAGTACCACCATCACCTTCAGGAAACCAATATCGCTTATTATAAGAAAGATGTTTTTGTCCATTTATCCTTAAAGTGCCCAACGAATCATCCCATTCAACTTCCTCAGAATAATCCTGAATTAGTTGACCAATTTGTTCCTCAGCTCTCTGTCTACCTAATCCCTTAATCGGAATGACAAACTTTTGATAAAGAGTCGCATTAACAAGATTAAACATTATCTTAGTTTGCTCAATAATTTTTAACTGATTATATGGTTTAATTAAACCCTCAATATATGAGGTTTCAGAATAATCGTTCTGAGAAGAATAAGAGATAAAAATAATTTGAGAATCTAAGAATATTCTTCTTAATTGTGGATCTTCTGGGTATTGAATCCAAAGATGACCAATAGAAGGCTCGAAAGCTGGAACTAGAGTTTCTGGTCTCAGTCTATTGAATGAAATAATATTTTTCTTTTTATCATCCCAAATAATTTCCATAGCCACATAGCCATCGATGAGAAAATCCTTCATTAGTTGCCACGCACTCACCGAATCAGCGAATCCATACCTGTTATAAATCTTCTCAAAATATTCTTGATATTTATCTTTTATATCTTGTGTAAATTCAGTTGGTAATTGTCTAGGTGAACAAAAATCTTTATCTGAGTAAATAACACACTCATCACAAACAGTGGAAATAAAATCTCTAATTTCATCTTTAATAGAATATTCTCTTAAAATTCTTCTTTTATCAGCATATGAACGGTCAAGATAAGGTATTGACTTTCTGTTTAAAATTGATGCAACTGCGCGGCGAGAAAAGAAATCGTACATTGAATTTCCTTGTTGTGAATATGGATCCTCATTAATACCAACACCAACTTGATTACGCATGATCATATCATCATAATTCATACCCCAAGTCGATAAATTCCTCAATATTCTAGAGAATAAACCACGATTTTCCACAGCAGAATTCGTATTATATTGAAATTGTCCTTGGTTATTTAATGGATTATATGAACTCATATTCTATCTTATCTTTTTTAATATCTCTATTTATTTTAGTACAGAGTGGTTGTAAATTTGTATAATGATTAATTTTAATAATCTCTTCCTCACTTTGAGCATTAGATAGTGGTATTACATGGTCAATGTCCCATCCCATATTCAACTCACCTGTATAGATACCTCGATTTTCCCAGGTCATCCAGTTTTCAAACTTTGACTCTAAATAAATTTTAAATTCATCATACGAGCATCCTAATATTTCTTGGGTTTTAGATTTTTTGGAATATCCTGATTTATAAAAAGAGTTATTTATCAAATTCCTAATATTAGTAACTAACCTGAATGTGGAATCATTCTGACGCCTTTCAGATAATTGTTTATTCCTTTTGTCTTTGTTTTCACTCTGATACTTTTTCTGATATTCTAATTTTTTACTCCTATTTTTCTCGTAATTTGTAGCACTTTTCTCAAGAATTACTTGCTTGTTTTCTTGATAATACGTTTTTTTATCATTTTTTAATTTTTCGACATTATTCAATATCCACAACTCGATTTGTTTTTTTATTCTATCTTTGTTTCTCTCTCTATACTCTTTTGCATTCTCTCTATTATTTTCCCTATATAATTTACTACACTCTTTACAATTAGTTCTACGACCATCTTTAGATGATTTATCTCTGTTAAATAAATCTAAATCCTTTATAGTATCACACTTACTACATTTTTTTTGACTAATCATAGAAATTTTCAAAAATTTTAAGGTATATATAAAAAATCCAGTTTCTCCTGAAGATTACTCCTTAGGAAATTCTCCTAAGAATGTCAATAACTCTTCTTTGAAAGATTGATATCCTGGATTATTATTCAAATCGGCAACTAAACCATCAATTACTTTTTGGACTATTTGTCTTCTTTCATCTTCTTCTTGTGAAGATAATTGTCTTTTCTTACTACCAGCTTCTAATTCTGGTAAATATCTACCCGAAGTTTCTTTTCTTCTTTGTTCGATTTTTTCATCTTCAGATTTTTCAAAATCTTGTCTTAGCTTAGTTTCAGCTGCTAACTTAGATTTGTAATCAAGATCTTCAAATTTTTGTAAATGTTTCATATTAATAGTCGTATTTTTAGAGTATATATTAATTACGGTTTTCCATATTTTTCATATGATGTCCTCAACCTGTCTATATGTTCTCTAAGTGCATCATATTTCTCACCTATCTCATTCTTAATATCATAAAAATCTTTAAGAACTGATGTGATAATCTCTTTGTGTCTTTGCTCTTTAGTTTCTAATTTAGTTTCCCAAATTTCCATTAACTTTTTTGGATCATAAGTGTTCTTGGGATATGATGAATATAGGAATCTAGGCAATAATTCTAAACTAACTCTATGAACAATTTTAATTTGTGCAACATTATATTCTTGAATAGCATATTCGAAACCATATTTGAGCAATTCAGTGTACATGCCTTTGAAGTTAACTTCTATGATTTGATTTTTTTCAAAATTTTCTTCGGTGATAAATTTATCAAAAATAGAATCCCTCAATTCAAGTGGAATGAAGTTAAAATTAACACCTAATATGACTATCATATTTGAGAATTTTCGATAATCACAACAAAATATTGGAGACCATCTCATCCAGTTTGAATCATCTAAATAATGAAGATGATAAAATCCACCTACTTGAATATCCTCTTTTGATATAGCCTTACAATCCTCGTCACTTTCAGAATACTTTTCATACATGAATTTAGTATTATTTCGGTAATAATCAATCAAATCTGTTCCAAAGACTAATCGATTTAATTTAACTCTTTCTTTCAGGAATCCCATATACAATATATATTATATGTTAAACTCTAAACCTAATAATACTAATTATCATCAGGGAAATTATATTCCTAAATACAAGGATAAAGTCCTTAAATTAAATTCACAAGGTGGTATCTATTATAGAAGTTCTTGGGAAGTCAAAATTATGACTTGGTTAGACAATAACCCTAAGATTACTAGATGGGGAGCTGAGTGTATAACGATACCTAACCAGTTGACACATTATGAAAGAAACGGTGATATCAATTTGAAAAGTCACTGTTACTATCCAGACTTTTATTATGAGATAGACAACGGTAACGCAAATTCTAAAAAAGTAATAGCTGAAGTAAAACCTATGAAGGAATATCTAATGGTTCAAAAACTTCAAGAAATGAAGTTATCTGTTCCAGAAAATGCAACCTTAAAGAAATTAAAAAACTTTGAATACGATCTAAAGATGGCTCAGAAAAATTCTGAAAAATGGAAAACAATGATAAAGTATTGTGACTTAAAAGGTTGGGATTTTATCATAATCAC